TTACTATAGAGGTAATTAATATCTCGGTTGTAGTACCATTATCGATAGCTAAATTTTCATTATTATCTATAACTAGTTCCACATCTGAAATAAGATTTTCCAGTAATTCATGGCTATTTTCGCCATAAACATAAAGTTTAAGGGCAATGTTTAAAAAGCCCCACTTAAAATTGCTAGGGTGATACTCCCGCGTTTCGTTTCCAGCGACGACGCATACAGTAGGGAAATCACCGACTTCATCCCAAAAGCGAAGTTTATTGATTACATTTTTACCATATAAATTTGATTTATAGGGTGTGATTCCGTTTATAAGCTTTAGTTTTTCAACTAAAGCATTCGTTATCTTTGATCTTTGTGACATATTTTCTACACCTCTATGCCCAAATTATAGTATAAACAAAAAATAATTTCAACCAATTTTACTATACTATTACAGTTTTCATACGTGCAGTAACTAGTTCTTTAGCTAATTCGCGTACAGATTGATCAATTAGTCTTGAAGGGTAGTACCCACGAAATCCCTGTTTACCCCCTTTTTCAAAGGTAGCATATGGATACTTCATATAAGATAAAAATGCAGTAATAGCTCCATCGCGTTCGCGTTGTAATCTATCTAACTTTATAGACTCTGCAAACCTACCAGTTTGATTGCGTAAGTTTGGTCGTTCCATATTCTTTTGAATAGTACTAAGAAGCATTGAGCGTATTAAATTTTCTAGTTTAGTTAGAGAAGTAAACTGTCCTCGTGAAGTTCTTAAGGCAGGCTGCCTAATGCTGGTGCTTGAAGTTAGTGTACTTTTTAATTTATTTTGGGCTTGTTTAACTTTACTGTTATCTACTTTTACCTTGGTAGGTACTATTGATGTATCAATGGCTAAATCTTTTTTCTGCTTATAATCAGGTATACGCTCTTTAAGTATAGCACCTGCTACTCTATCAACTACCAATTGCTTAAAAGTTTTGCTGGAAACTAACTTTACTAATATGTTTACTATTTCTTTATCAGCATATGCTATTTTTGAAAATTCACTACTAAATTTTCTATAGTCTGCCTCTTTCATATACTTCTTAATATTTTGTAAAAGCACTGTATTACCAGCCCTTGTTAAAGCTGAAATAACATTGCCTTTTATAGCATTGTCTAAAATATTTTCGATACTAAGGCTGACGGATACGCTACCTTTTGTAGCGTTCTTTTCTAATGTACTGAATAGTTGAAATTTACCCTTGAATTGTATGTATTCTATATAGTCATTTGCAGTTTTTGAAACGATCTTATTTTCTGCATCAAGTGCTTTTATCTTTTCAAAAAGTTGCTGTTCACTTATATTTCCATTGAAGACACTATCTAGTAATTGCGCTAAATGATTACTATTTGTAACATCATAACCAAATACATCGATTAGGTCTTGAGTTTTTGATATGTCTACTAATCGTGCAACTAAAAACTCTACTCTTTTAAACTTCTGTATAGAAGCTACTAAAGAGGTATCTACCTTACTAGTTTGTACTTGTTGAGCCCTTCCTAGTATTCGTAATTCATCTACTAATTTAAAGGAATATACTCCAGTATTGTGTCCCAACTGTAAAATTGTAGATAGAGCACTTACTTTATCTGGAGGTAGGGTACTACCTAAGGATTCTTGTATGAATTTTGTGGTTTTTGTACGTTGAGATTTAAATGTCGCACCCTTTGAACTAAGTGATGCTTCTGAGCCTGCAAATATATCTCTAGCCTTTGTCAAATCCTCTACTGTTAGGCCTTGTAGTTTGGATTCATAAGCTTTTACCAACTTCTCGAGATCCTTATTAGATTTAGCCCCCTCTAATAGTGATATTAGCGACTCTAGTTCTTTAGCAATAGTTTTATTTGATACTTCTAACGTATTCTTTAAAGAGTCTAGTATGGCTCTATCAGCCTTAGAGTTTGTAAACGCCTTTTGAATAGCCTTTCTTAAATTTTTAGCTAAGTCATTTAATGTAGCTGTATCAATGTCTACAGGTTGCATACTCATAGTAAAACTCTATACAAGTCTAATACGCGCTTAATGTGTGAAGGCATATCAGAAGTGGTAACATACTCAACAGTATTATTCATAGTGGTGCGACGAGGTACAGCTTCTGATTTATAGTAGTACTCTACCAAGTCTAAACATGCCAATTTTAAGTCTTCAGGTGTTTTTTGATAACCTCCTGTATAGGTTATCTTAAACATATTTATACCTTCACGACCTTCATCTGGTATGTAAATTGCATCCCTTGATTTATCTAAAGCACACCCTAAAATTAAGGTATAAGTCTCGCCCAAGTCTAAACTATACTCTACAGATACAAGTGACTGTAGGGGAAACTCTTTTGGATAGTAAGTGCCATCAAAGTTGCTGTACTCAACAATATTTTGAAACTGTTGAGTAGCTTTATTATAATAGTCAATAAACTTACGCCCGCAGTATGACTTTACTAAGTCACTTACTCTATTAACAATACTTTGTAGTTTATCATCAAACTCAATACTAGTAATTACTGCATATTCTTTATACTCGTCCAAAGTTATTAGTGTTGTCATTTATTTAACTCCTTTTGTAAGTAGCTTAGCACTACTTCTGGTTTTACAAAACAATCTTCAATATATTCTGCTTGCTCCCATATTAAAAATTGATCTGCACGTAAGTAATCTCTAGACTTTAACAAGTTTATATTCTCTTTATGTCCAAATATGTTAGGGTCACTTTGCCCCCATAACACTATTCCAGGCTTACCGATACTCCAGCAAAAATGTTGGAAAAAGCTATCAACACCAATCCAAGTTTTGCATTGCTTTACAAGCGTTTTTAACTCCAGCAGTGATAAATTCTTTTTAAAATCCTTTACGAGCTGCTTTTCGCCTTCAATACCTATTTGTACAATAGGTTCATCAATGTTGCTTAAAAGCTCTTCCCAGTAAGGGTAATTTTTAGGGTTTTGAGCATTATTTCGTAGCTGCTGGGCCCAAGGTGCAATAATAATCATTTTATATACAGCTTTTTAAACGCTGCCTCTAAAGAGTCTTTCCAATTCCATTGTGCCATTTTTGCATAAATATTAAAGCAGTCTATACTGCCGTATAGCTGTTCTGCTTCGTATATTGGTCTACCTTGAATAATATCAGGGTAGCACGTAAATATAACCGGATTCTTTATTAGGGGTAATACCTTTTTAAATACAATATGGTCTCCCATACCACAGTTTAACACTACAACGGTGCTATCCTTTGTACTTACTAAATTACGGAATATCTGCTCGTCATGGTAGTATAGCTCTTGATTAGTCTCTGCTCTAATACCACCTTCTGGAGCTTTTAAGTGCCAAGTAACACAATTAGGTACTACTAAAACTTTATAGCCTTTTTGTTTTAAACCCCAAGTAAATAACGTTTCTTCTCTATGCGCTACTCTGGATAAACCTAAATTATAGTCATGGATTCCAGCACGGTATAAAAACGAGCAGTGTAAGTGGTCAACCTCTTGAAGTTTTAAAACCTTACCCCACTGTAAGTTAGGCTCCTGGTCAATATTCTCTATTTTACCAGTAGCCAGTTTAGTGGTACAGTCCCAGTTAGGGGTTAAAACTTCACCACCAACTGCACCAACTTTATCAGTTATATAACTACATAAGGTCTCTAAAACATTTGGCTCGGGTATATTGTCATCATCTACCCGCCATACGAAATCATACCCCATAGTATTGGCTATTTGATGATTATAGTGTTGACCCTTTTTCTGGGCAAATAACCATTCCCACTCGATACCCTTTAACTCCATTATTTTAAATAAATGCTGGTACTGTAAAACACTACGCATGTCTTCTGGAGTATTATTATCATCAAATATAACCAATTTATCAATTTGTTTTGTTTGATTAATAACAGCAGATATAGCCAGTGGAAGTGTAGTATAGTATCTACCTCTGGTAGATATAGAACAAAGTACTTTAGCTCTCATATTTACAAACCATTAAGCTAAACTCACCTTCTGGTGTTTTTGTAAGATTTCCATGTTCGTCGCAGTATTGTACTTCAAAGTTTGGTACATGTGTTTCATTTAACCAGTGTAGTTTATGGTGTTCTCCCCAGAATCCAGGAGGTTCCATATATGGCATAGTAATTAATAAGCGTTTGCAGTGCTTTTTAAGCTTCTCTACAATCTCTAAACCGTTGTCTAAGTGCTCAATTACTTCCATAGCTATAATAGTATCGTAGTAACCTAACTCAAAGGTATTAATATCAGCGCACTCAAAGCGCCTATTGCCCCAGTTTTCCTGCTTAGCTGCTTCTATAATTTTTGGATCATAGTC